CATTGCAACTAATTTCCTTGCAACTGATGAGGTGATTGCATTTAGTGGAATTACATCATTTTTTGGATCAGATCTCATTAAGATTGGTGAAGAAATTATGAAAATTGAGGGTATTGGTATAGGAGCAACGAATAATATAAGAGTCCGTAGAGAAATATTAGGAACTAGAGCTGGCATTGGTAGTACGGGTGATATAGTTACTAAAATAACTGGAAATTATAATATTGTAGATAACTCACTTAACTTTGTTGAGGCACCTTACGGCAACACTCCTATTGGAACTATATCCAATCCACCAGATCAAAGAGATTATATTGGTATTACATCAAGTTCTTCTTTCCAAGGAAGAACCTTTATGAGATCTGGTATTGAAAAAGGATCAAATGACACCTATTTCAAGAATTACATCTTTGATAATGTTAATGATAAATTTAATGCCACTGAAAATACATTTACTTTAAAACAATCCAATTCTAACGTTTCAGGGATTAGTACTGAAAATGCAATCGTTCTTATTAACGATATTTTTCAAATTCCATCTCCAATTAAGGATTATACCTTAACTGAAATTTCTGGTACTACCTCCATGACGTTTAATGGAAACTTACCACAAACTCCATTAGGACCTGATGTTGGTATTTCTAGTTTTCCTAGAGGTGGAATAATTATGTCTGTCGGTTCAACCGAAGGTTTTGGATATCAACCTCTTGTTTCTGCTGGTGGAACCGCGATCATCTCTGAATTCGGAACTATCTCTTCTATCAGTATTGGCAATAGTGGGTCGGGATATAGATCTGGTATTCAAACAAATGTCAATATTGGTGTTGGAACTTCTAGCACTGGAACTGGAAACATCGAATTTATTGGAACTGCTGCAATAAGTGATGGACATATTGTAAGTGTTGCGATTACAAATCCAGGAATAGGTTACACTCACACTAACCAACCATTTGTCGTATTTGATAGTCCTGTACCATATTCAAATATGCGATTATTCTACAGTTCTTCCTCTGCTGCTGGAGTCGGAACTGAAGCAACTGTAGACATTGTGGTTGGTAATGGTTCTAGTGTAGTTGATTTTGAAATTCAAAATACGGGTTATGGTTATAGACAAGATGAAATACTTGTGGTTGGTACAGGCGGAACAACAGGAATTCCTACTTCGTCTTCTTATTCTGGAAATGAATTCCAAATCACTGTTGATGAGATTATTGATGATAAGTTCTCTGGATGGTCTATAGGAACTCTACAAGTTCTTGATAGTATTGAAGATTTAATTGATGGGATAAGAAAGGACTTCCCACTTAAAGTTAATGGAAATATCACGTCAATTATTTCTTCCCCAGGTTCTAAGATTGATGTTAAAGATTTGCTGATTATCTTTGTTAATGATATTCTACAAAAACCAGGTATTGGATATGAATTTACTGGAGGAAGTGTCTTAACGTTTACTGAGCCATTGAAAGTCGGTGACAAGGTTAATGTCATCTTCTATAAGGGAAGTGGAGATTCTGATGTTGTCTTTAGAGATTCTTTAGAAACTATCACGAAAGGGGACACTTTACAACTCAAGCATATGGCAGGACTTCAGTCACAAAATCTTGATCAGGATGAGAGAATAGTTCTCGATATTCTTTCAACTGGTAGTGTCGAAACCAATCCTTATACTGGACCGGGAATTACTAATAATGTGACTTTGGCGAGACCCGTTACTTGGTGTAGACAGACCGAAGATAAAATTATTGAAGGTATTCCAACAGGAAAAACTAGAGAACTATACGAACCAATTATTAATCCAACTTCATATATTATCAATGATGTTGGGGTTGGTTCTACTTTGGTGTATGTTGATACACTACGACCCCTATTCGATACACAAAATGAGGCAGTTGATAAAGCATTTCAGAAAAAGATTAAGTTCGTTTCTCAAGAACCTAAAGTTGGTGCATCTGCAACTGCTGTAATCTCTGGATTTGGAACTATTTCATCTGTGATTATATCTGATGGTGGTGTAGGATATAGTACTGCAACTGTAAGTTTTGGTTATACCTCAGAATCTAGAGCGTTCGGTACAGTCACGATCAGTGCTGGTGGAACTGTAACTGGTGTTGCGATCACCTCTCCAGGTGTTGGATATACCTATACAAGTGTACCTACTGTACTTATTTCTCCTCCAAGTCATACTGAAGAAGAAGGTACTGTTAATAGTTATTCTGGCGATAATGGTATTATTGTTGGATTTGGCACCACTGCCGGTCCTCAATTAATCTTTGATGTTCATATTCCATATGATTCATTCCTTAGAGACTCCGTTGTTGCTGGAACACCAGTAACGATTACCTCCATTCAAGCAAATGATTACTTCTTGATAAGTAAATCTAATGTTGGAGTTGGAGATACATTTGTAGATGGAGTATATAAAGTCTCTAGTGTAGAAACTCTGACAAGAAACGTTGTTGGCGTATCTACACTGGTTAAGAGATTGTTTGTCGATGCTACTAGTGTTCCTGCTGATTATTCTGAAATCACAACTTCGGATGATGGATTTGGGTTATTTGGTTGGGGAAGAATTGATCTTCAAACAAGAGAGGTTTCAACTTCTTACACGGCATATACCTCTGGTATTACTACTTCGACTAGAGTAGTTAGATCTAACTCCTTAAAGTCTAAAAATTATACTTAAAATTAATAATAAATAAAGAAAAAACTGCGTTAAATGGCTGCTATTATAACGGATCAGATTAGGATAATAAATGCAAATAATTTTATTGCTGGGATAGACAACTCCAGCAATTCATATTATTCTTTTATTGGTTTACCCAATCCTGAAGATTATCAATCTGATTGGAAGACTGACCCTCCTGCACCAAAAGACAATTTTGACCAAGAGAATGATTATTGGGACACGATGATCGCTCTGAAAAAAATCAATAGTGCTGATGCAACTCAAGTAGTTCCAAAAAGAACTTGGAGTTCTGGAACTACATACGATATGTATCGTCATGATTATAGCAGAACAAACACGGCAAAAGTTTCAGGTGCCACTTCACTATATCTTGCAAGTTATTTTGTAATCAATAGTGATTTTAGAGTTTATATTTGTTTGGAGAATGGAATAGATCCTGATAATTCAACAGGAAAACCATCTTTGGATGAACCTACATTTACTGATTTAGAACCAAGAAGTGCAGGGAATAGTGGTGATGGATACATTTGGAAATATCTTTATACAATTAAACCCAGTGACGTTGTAAAGTTTGAATCGACTCAGTTCATGCCAGTTCCAAAAAACTGGGAAACTGCAACTGATAATGCAGCAGTCAGAGATAATGCAGTTGATGGTAGTATTAAAATTGTGACCATTACCAATCGCGGTGTTGGTTTAGGAACTGCAAATACATCATATACTAGAGTTCCTATCAGGGGTGATGGAACTGGTGCAGAATGCACTGTTGTTATTGATGGCAATCAGCAAGTAGGGCAGATTATTGTTTCTAGTCAGGGTTCTAACTATACTTTTGGTAATGTTGATTTAGTTGGCGGTGGAGTTCCCACAGGAACTACGAGACCTACTTTCGATGTAATCATCCCACCTCAAGGAGGGCATGGTGCAGACATCTATAGGGAATTGGGAACGTATAATGTGCTCATGTACTCTAGAATTGAAAATGACAACGAAAATCCAGATTTTGTCACTGGAAATCAAATCGCAAGAATTGGTATTGTAAAAAATCCTCAGCAGTTTGGATCATCCACAGTTTTGTCGCTAGATAAGGCATCCGCAGTGAGTGCTCTTAAATTAGTTGGAACTGGGTATAGCACTGCTACTTTTATAGCAGACTCTTATTTTACTCAAACAGTTTCAACTGGATCAACTGCAGTTGGAAGAGTTGTTAATTATGATCAGACTACAGGAATTCTTAAGTTTTGGCAAGACAGAAGCCTTGCAGGATTTAATACAGTTGGCACAGCACAAACACAACCTACATATGGTTTTGATTTGACAGAGTTTTCCTCTTCACCTGGAACAGGTGGAGACTTAGAAATTACTCCATCTACAGGGTCTAATTTAAGTATTGATCCAAACTTTTCTGGTATTTCAACCGTAATAAATAATCGTACATACTATCTTGGCCAGAGTTTTACGAGTGGTATTGCTAACCCAGAGGTTAAAAAACACTCTGGCAATATTATTTACGTTGATAATAGACCCCCGATTACAAGGTCGTCGAACCAAAAAGAAGATAT